TCCTTGAATCAGTGGATCGGGCTTATCAAGAGGCGTGCGTTGCGGAGGTGGAAATGGAAATAGCCCACCGCCAAGGCAAAGATAGCCTATCGGATGAAGAATACGAAGAGCTGGCACGCATAAGGAAAGGGATCTAAGATGAAGATCCCAACCGTTTTTAATCAGCCGGGCGCGAAGTTCGTGTTTATGGCTGACGGCATTAAGTTTCCTCCCTGTGAAGGTGGTTGGCAATTACCAGAGAAAGGCCATTCATTTGAGGAAGCGTGCAAGCACGGCGGCAACGTTGGGGTAAGGGCCGGAGATCCAGCCGGTGACGGCTCTATTTACATTGGACTTGATCAGGATGAACCAGAAGCGTTTTGCCAGGGACCGGGGAATAATAACTTAGCGCCAACCACCACAACATGGGAAACGCGGCCCGGACGCCTCGGACTTTGGTATAAATGCGATGATGTCACAGCGGAGTTATTAGCAGAACATGGTAAGCCCGCCAATCATGCACAGTTTAAGCTTTATAAGGACGGTCGAGCCGTTGGTGAGATCAAGCTCCAAAGGTGTTATCAGGTTATCCCTAATAGCTGGAAACAGTTAGACCCGGAGGACGGCGGCGCAATAGTATCTTATGTGCTCAAGAACGGCATATCACCCACCAAGATAAGCCTGAGAACGCTTATCGCTGATATATTGGCGGTTGGCATATCGTTCAAGCAGAACGCAAAATCAGATGCGGCAACCTGTCCAATGGTCAGCATGACCACAGAGGCCCCTAATAGCCCCGTAATCGATGACACGGCCAGGGATAAGGCGTATGCTGCCGGAGCCTTAGAAGATGAATATACGAAGCTCTCACAGGCTCGACCCGGAACACGGTATGATCAAGCTTATGCTTCCGCCTGCAATATGGGCGAGTTCGTAGCGGCCAACCTCCTAACGAGCGCAGAGGTAAGCGACCGCTTAATGATTGCATCGGGCCTTTGCGGACTGTCCAAGAAGGAAGCGGTTAAGTCCATTACCAACGGCCTGAAAAAGACCGCAGGTAAGCCGCGCGTTGTACCGCCCCGGTCTGAGGAAGATAAGAAGCTTGATGAGATAATGGATGGTGGTTCGCTTCGCGTTTTAACCGAAGCTGAATTTAATGCCTACCACCTACCAGACGGCCCAAAGTTTGAATGCCTATTACCTAAAGAGCACTTCATACAGCGGCTTATAGCCTATGGCATGGAGATAAGCGACGCATACGAGGATTATTGGTATGCTGCCGGTATATACCTTTTGGCGGTGGTGTCGGATAAGAAGATCAGGGTAGAACTGAGTCAAGGCACCATTTACCCAAATGTATATATCTCAATCAATGGCAAGTCAAGCTTGGCAAGAAAGAGCACGGTAGTTAATAAGGCTGAAGAAATATTAACACGGATATTAAACAATATGCTAACCGCGATGGTGCCCACTGACTTCAGCCCGGAAGCATTCACGGAGCACATGAGCAATCATCAGCATTGCCCGTGGATACGAGACGAAGCGGCAGGCGTGTTATCCCTCATGAAAAAAGATTATATGAGAGGCTTCAAAGACTGCCTGACCTCCCTATATGACTGCAAACCCTACTCACGCAAGCTTAGAACGGCCCAACGCAAGGATAAGCAAACTGAGTTTATCGTCAATGATCCTTACTTAAATCTGCTTTGGGCCACTACTGACGCGAGCTTTGCCGCAAACACCGATGAGAACGACAAGTTAAGCGGCTTCCTTGCAAGGTTCCTTTATTTCTTCCCCCAGGGTAAGAAGGCCAAGTTTATGCCACTGAGAGAAGGAAACCATGAAACACTTAGCGCGTTCGAGGGTGTGGTGGTTGGCCAGCTTCAGGAGATCGCCAATAAGATCGCGAGCATGGGAAAGACTGCCATGCACATAAGCCCGGAGGCAGCAGACTTCTATGAGAGATGGCAACAGAAGAGGGAAGAGGAAGCGATTGAGTCCAATGATGGGTTTGCCATGCAGATCTTCTCAAGGGCTAACCCCACGGTCGTTAAGCTCAGTATGCTTTATGAGTTAGGGATGCCAGGGTTTGACCCGGCCAAGCCTATCAGCCTTACCACCATCGAGGAAGTATGCCGCTTGATGGATAGCTACCTTATACCGACTGCCAAAGCCATGTATGATCTGGTTGGTGCGAACGCAGAGAAGAACATCATAGACAAGATAGTTCTTTACCTCAAGAATCATGGAGGGCGAGCCACCAAGAACGAGATCATGAGGAACATAAAGATTAAGGCTAAGGAATTTGATGATTACCTTAGCACTATGGTCTTATGTGGCATTGTTAGGACAGAGCTTTATGAAGCACATGGCAAAGGTAGAGATTCGCTTTGGCTGTTCTTAGAAGCGGATGCCAAAGAAGTGAACATATCTACAATAGCTAAAGTATCCAAAATAGCCAAGATAGAGAAAATACAATTAGAAGAGAATAAAGGAATTTCATCTACTTTGGTGCGTTTGGCTCCTTTGGCACCTTTGGCTATGATGGCGCAGGTCAAAGAAGGTTTGGTTAGGGTAAGATTCAAGACAGAATATAACACTGACGTAGATGGCAAGATGCGTCAGATGGAGGTAGGCGAGATGCTAGACGTATTCCCCTATCGAGCCGAAACATGGGTTAAACGTGGTGTAGTTGAGGTGGTGGGCAATGAAGAGATGTGCGGTATGCATACATCCTAAAAGATGTGAGATAGAGAGGGATATCATAAGAGGTATCCCTTATGCTACTTTAAGCGCTACATATAGCATAAAAGAATCTTGCATCAAGGATCATAAAGCCCGCAAACATATTTCGCAATCATTGGTCGAAGGGGAAGCAAAGCGCCGCAGTGACGATTTAGCCGCACTTCTTGAAGAATGCTTAGAGATAAGTCTAGGTGCCGCAGCCGAGGCCCGCGCGTCTAAGTGCTATGCGGCGGTAGGCTCGATCATGGCCGGACCCTACCGATTTCTTGAAAGAGTAGTGCCCAACAAAGACGAAGAGACAGGCTTAGAAGCAATGAGACGCGAATTGAAGGAGCGGCGAGATGTGGAAACTACCACCGGCCAATAGCAAAGCGGCTGCGGTCTGGATTGAATCGATGGAAGATGAAGATAACAAGCTCTTCCTTCTGAGCGGCGCGGTGCGATCCACTAAAACGGTTGGCTCCCTGATCACATGGGCGGATCGTGTCGGTGGTGGGCCTGTCAATGTGCCGCGCGTGATGGTGGGCAACACTGAGCGCACTTTGGCCCGCAACTGCATAGATCCCCTGAGGGAGTTCGTAGGCCCCAGGAATTGCCGCCTGAATGCAGGAACCGGCGAATTGTTCCTATTTGGCCGCAAAATCTACCTGGTAGGTGCGAATAACATAGGAGCATTGCCCAAAGTGCAAGGCCCCACCTTCTATGATGCCTATTGTGATGAGGCCGCCACCTATCCTTATGAAGTATTTAACATGCTTGTAAGCCGCCTGTCCCTCCCAGGCTCTAAGTTATGGGCAACCATGAATCCCGGCCCGCCTGCCCATTGGATGAAGAAGAATTTCATTGATCGAGCTGAGGACGTTCTCGCCAGGGTTTGGAACTTCCAGCTTGATGATAACGCATTCATCGATGAGAAGTATAAAGCATGGCTCAAAGCGACCTATACGGGCCTTTGGCGCAAGCGCATGATTGAAGGTCAATGGGCGATAGCTGAGGGTGCCGTGTTTGGCAACTTCGACCCGGTTAAGCATGTGGTTGGTGGTCGGCCCGTCGAGCCTATGGACCAGATGAGAATAGGCATAGACTACGGCGCGAGCAATCCCACGGTATTTATCAAGCTATGCAAATATAAGAACACCTGGATAGCAACCGATGAATATTACCACCGCCCCAAGGAGCAGAACCAGAAAACCAATTCTCAGTACGTGGCCGATCTAATAACCTTCAAAGGCTCCCTCTACCCGACAAGCATCGAGGCCGATCCTTCCGCCGCCGCCTTCATCTACGAGGCCCGGAGGTCTGGCTTGTATGTGCATGGTGCGGATAATGACGTTCTTGGCGGTATCCAGAAGATAGCCAACGCTCTTAACGCCGGTACTCTGAAGATTAGCGATAACTGTCCTAACCTCATTGAAGAGATGCAAAGCTATTCATGGGACCCCAAAGCGGCGGCATTAGGCATAGACAAGCCCATTAAGGCCGGGGATCACGCGATTGATGCACTCAAATATATAGTAAACGCGATATTTTAACGGAGGTTAATTAATGGTTTTAACGAGTCTCAATGCTTTTAGCGATGGCTCACCGTGGCCGATTGAATCCGAGGCTGACAGGATGGCCCGCTATGAGAAAAACGGCTTACTCTACGATGGTAAGCATGAGGTGGTTTGGCCCGATCTAAACCCATTCGGCACCGGGCGGCCCGTGAATGATCCGGCCCGATCCTTTGACCTGGTTGGGAGCATAGACCGCAATCATGTAGATATGACGGTCAATTGGTATAAGCGGGCTACAACCTGCTTTGCTGATCTGATCTGCGGCGAGCCTTTCAAGGTCACTGCGGACCCTCAGAAGACAGCCGACCGCCTGATCATGGAGAATGCACTCATCCTAAAAACTTATGATGTCTGCATGGATATGATCAGGAACGGCACCGGGCTATTTAAGGCCCGATTTGATAAAAGAGGTATTATAGATGTTATCAACCCTCGCCTCTGGTATCCGGTGGTGTCACCAGATAACAAAGAGTTCATTGCTCATGTTCTCGCGTGGTCTTTCAAAGACGGGGAATCTGAGTATGTGCGTGCTGAGATTCATGAACGAGGAAAGATCACGAATAAGCTCATGGTGGTCGAAGGTGGCAAGCTTCGAGGTGTTCCTTTAACCAAGTTCGAGAGATACGCCAAGATCCCGCCAATAATCGAAACCGGAATCAATGAGTTCTTGGTGGTCCCTGTCCAGAACATCTTAGGATCAGATGGTGTTTTCGGCATGGATGATTACAGCGATATGAACGACCTGGTTAAGGAGCTGGAGAAGCGGCTTATTCAGAGTTCAAGAATCCTGACCAAGCACGCGGACCCGTCCATATCCGGGCCTCGATCAAAGATAGATATCGATCCCTACTCAGGGGAGGCCGTGGTAGCGGGCGGCGGCTCCTATTTCGGCTATAACACCGGCGAGCCTGTCCCGGCCTATATGGTTTGGGATGCGAAGCTAGACGCGGCATTTACTCAGATGGACCATATTATCCAGAAGCTTTACATGGTGTCTGAGCTTTCGCCTGCGGCCCTTGGTGAGCTTAAACAAGGTCTGGCGGAGTCTGGCAGCGCACTTAAGCGGCTTATGATGCCCACCCTGGCAAAGGTCAATAGGCTGCGGCTGCGGCTTGACCCTGGCGTGCGTGAAATCCTGCGCGTCGTCTCGCTGCTTGAGGTGGTTGGCCGTGGCACAGGTGCCGCCCAGATAACCAAGATCACCATCAAATTTGAGGACGGATTGCCAAGAGATGAGGTAGAGATTGTTAAGAATGAAGTATCCAGAAAGAACGCGGGCCTAACCACCATTGCAGACAGCCTTAAGCGGCTTGATCCTGAGATGGCCGAGGCCGATATTCAAACCGCAGTAACTACAATTAAAGAAGAGAATCCTAGCTTAATGTTGTAACGTTATCTCACGGGGTATAAGAGAATGACAGATGAAGAGAAAAAGTTTACTCAGGCCGATGTGGATCGGTTTGTTGCTGACCGGCTGAAGATTGAGCGAGAGAGACGCGGCGATAATGAAAAACTGATCGCTGAGAACACGGCTCTCAAGGAGCAGTTAGCCAACGAGCAGCAGACACGCGCGGCTCTTGAGGGGAAAGTAGCACTCAGGGACGAAGCAGACCTTAAGGCAAGGATCGCCAATGAGGAAGGCTTACCACTGAAGCTATTACCGCTTATCACGGGAAAAACTGAGGATGAATTGCGTGCTGCCATGCGTGTTATGGTGGTTGGCATTGGTCCCGGCCCGGCCATAGGTGCGGAAACGAATCCGGCGAGTCCGGCACCCGTGCGCTATACTAAGGCGCAATTGGAGAATATGAAACCGGAGGACATTGAAAAGAATTGGCAGACCATCGAGGCCCAATTAGCCGATGGTTCGCTTAGGTGATTACATGACTGTAAATAACTTTATACCGTCTATTTGGAGTGCAAAGCTTCTGGCATCGCTTAGGAAAGATCAGGTCTTTACTCAGGCCGGGGTAATGAACCGCGACTATACCGGGGAAATCGCCGGTCAGGGGTCCGTGGTCAAGATAAACAGCATTGGCCCCGTGACCATCAGGCCGTATGTCAAGAACACGGCAATCGTAGCACCGGAAACACTGACCGACGCGCAGACCTCCCTAACCGTGGATCAGGCCAATTACTTCAACTTTGAGGTTGATGATGTGGACATTGCCCAACAGACACCTAAAATCATGACCGGCGCAATGGCCCAGGCCGCCGCAGACCTCACCGATGTAGCGGAGATCTATCTTGCGGATATGCTCTATGATGGCGTGCCCGCAGGTAACAAGATAGGAACCGACAGCGACGCGGGCGCAATCGTACCAAGCACGACCGCAGGCGACACGGCCTATGATTACCTTGTCGATCTGTCCCAAAAGCTCACTGAGGCCAAATGCCCGAAGGCTGGCAGATGGGTTATCATCCCTCCCTGGTTTACCTCTCAGCTTGTCAAGGATGACAGGTTTACCAATATGGCCGCTTCCGGCAGTGGCGAAGCACTCAGGAACGGCATAGTCTCAAAGGTGGCTGGCTTCGACGTGCTGGAATCTCTTAACGTCCCTGTCGTCACTTCCGAGGGTAAGGATAACTCTGAGATTATCGCCGGTCACAGCATGGCCGCGAGCTTCGCAGAGCAGATAAGAAAGGTTGAGGCTTACAGGCCGCAGGATAGCTTTAGCGACGCTGTTAAGGGCCTGCACCTGTTTGGTGCTAAGGTGGTTCGCCCTACCTGTCTTGCTCTCCTGACTGCAAGGGCGGTGGCTTAAATGAAGGCCATTACCCTTTTTGCGGTCCTGGCAAGTCTGCTTATGCTGACTGTCGGAGCAGTGGCAGTTAGAACCGTGATTGAGCCAACCACCACAACGACCAACGGCAACGGAACGTTTGACTGGTATGCACTCGACAGCGGCGGCCACTTCTACAATGCATCGGTGGATGGCTCCCAACTGCTTGTCATAAACACCACGACAACCGCCACGGCCTACCCTCAGAACATAACCATCGTTGCCGGTGAGTATTGGAGAAGCGCATTAGGTGACAAGCTTTTTCAGCTTCCAACCAATAATACGTATGTTCTCGGACCATTTGAAAGCTCTTGGTTTAAGCAGTACAACGAGACAATACTCATTGACACAAATGCCACGCGCGGGTCTATTGCCCTTATTCAGATGTCCTGAGTATGAAGGGCAATACATTTTTTTGAGGTGATAAATACGGCTGATTACATAGATCATACAGATGCAGATACCTATTTCGGCACTAGGCTTTATGTCGATGAATGGACGGCAGCCGATGACGGGGATAAAGAGAGTGCTTTGCACATGGC